CTACTGCTAGAACATTATTCCATGCATCCTGTGTTTTAGCATCAAACTTGCCGTCGAACTGTCCTGTTTTAGCAACTTGAGCTTTAAATGCATTTTCCCAATTTACTACAGCATTTTGTATTACCTGATAATTTGGATTATCTTCTAACTTAGCAGGTGCCATCATTTGATTTATGATAGGTAAAATATAGTCGCCTGGGCTTACACCAGTAGTTTGTTCCATTAACATTCTGTTCCATTGAACAAACTTACTATCATTGTTATACACATTTTCGTTGATTGTGTATTCTGCTAGTTTACCGGGTGCCGCCTGTTTTTTCAATGCCTGTTGCTGTAGATAACCCTGTGCTTTCTGTGCAACTGTTTGTCTAGGTTGTGCTGCTGGAGCTGTTGCTGCCTTTGCTGCTGCTCTTGCCTGTCTTTTACGTATTGCGTTTGGCGTCTGGCTTAGATAGCCCGGTACTCGACCACCGCCTTGGGGCACAGTAGATTTTCTTTTTGGAGCTACTTTTGCTGTTGTAGTACTAGTTTGCGGGGTGCTAGTTTGTGGGGTAGTAGCTTGTCTAGTTGTACTTGTTGAGTCTGCTTGACTTGCTGCTTTATCTAATATATTAGCAGTGTTTGTGTCTGCTGCTTTGCCCTTACTATCTGCCCAACCTTTTGGACCCTTAGTATATTTTTTACCACCAAACGTAAAGACTTGCGGTGCTGCAGGTGTTGCAGGAGGTGTTTGACTAGGTGCTGCTGTAGTAGTTTGTGGTTGTGATATAGTTGCCTGTTGCGCTGTTTTTTGTCCAGGCATCTGTTGTGTCTGCAAATTAGGTACGCTAACACTTAATCCTTTTTGTACAGGATTCTTGACACTTATGTTCATGTTAGGATAGTTTTGTTTTGGATTAGTCTGTAATCCAGCAGATGGCGCAGTGTTTTGTGCAGATGGTTGAGTAGCCGATGTTGTAGGGGCTGTTGTAGTAGATTGTGATTGTGTTGCTGGTTGTTGAGTCGCAGCACCAAATGATTTACCTATATCAATGCCTTGATTTTTATAAGCATTAGTAAAGGCGTTTAATGCACGTACATTCATTTTTTGCATAAACTTATTACGTGCGTTTGATTCTACTCCAGACGGATTCGCTTGTAACCCAGGCAGGTCTGATTGGACACCCATTAATGCGTTCCAAAATCCTCTTTCAAAAAGCTTTAATTCATTTGTTTTCATTTTTACTTGGCTTCTTAATAGATTTACTAAATCTACTAGGATCTCTTGTTTTAATGCTGCCAAGTAATTTCTTTTCTAATAATTCTGCTTGTTCCTTATCATAACGTTTATTGATAAGTTCTAACAGATTAATAGCACTGGCTATAATGTTGGTTGCGCGACTTTCAACTAAGTGATTAATATCACGGTTAAAAGAGATAGCATCCAACTCTTCCAAGAGGCTTCTAGTCTTTTTCTGCATATGTATATTTATCAGAAACTAACGTGTATTAGCCTAAATCTTTACGGCCTAAGTTCTTAAGTATGGATTTAAGTTTAGCATTATCGACGTTTGCGGCAGTTTTAGGCACATCTTCTGCAGGGCTACTTGACGCAGTTATCTGACTTGTGCTTTTAATCTGCGATAATATCTCGCTACCCGTACTTACTGGCTTTGATACACCCTCGCCCGGGTCTGTAATACGTAGTGTTTCAACGTCAAACGCGAGTTCAATTTTCTGTCCTACGCCCGAACTACTACGTGTTTTCATCAACTGAATTTGATATAATCCGCGCTCACGCATACTGCGACTTGTAAAGATACCAAATACATTATCCGCAGTATTGATCTTACTAATACCACCTGCGATATGACTATGATCGAATTCAATTTCTTCAACTGCGCTACGATTCAACTGACTTGCTGTGACTAACAATACGTTGAGTTCCTTAGCAAGATTACGCAATTCTTCACTTACATACTTGTCCTTGATAAACAAGTCACTAGGACTAACCTTAGCACTCACTGGCATAATCAAGTCCAAATAGTCAGCACATATAAAGTCAACCTTCATACCAGTTTGTATTTGTAGTTCTTTGACATATGCTCTAATATCATTAACGTTGCTTTGTGCTGGCATGTATTTGACACGTAAATTTCCAGATTTCTTAGCGACCATCTTGACTTTCATTTCAACATTGTCTAGGTCTTTAAAGATTTCTCTTGTGCTAGTATCAGTCATCATACTATCCAAACGCATACTACACAACCCTTCACTCAATTCAAGTGTGATATATACACCACTGAGTCCATTTTGTACCCAATTGACTGCCAAATTCTGCATGATCAAACTTTTACCTGATCCACTACCACCCGCAAAGATTTGTAATTCGCCGCGATTGAATCCACCATACAATTTCTGATCAAGTGTGGGCCAGCCTGTGCTGTTCTGACCATTATTAGATTTCAATGCCATTAATCGACCACGAGGATCAGCAAAGTAATCTGTGCCCATGTCCTTCTGTAGAGAAATCTGAACAGCATCTTTGATCAGTTTCTCCACAGGTCCATATTCGCCCTTCTCAAGATGATCAGCACTCTTAAGAATAGCCCTCTCAAGTTCTTGTCGTTTAGTAAATGATTCAAATTCTTCTAAGAACCAATCGTAATGTCCATCATCAAGTTCTTCTAATCTGTCAATACTGACATCAGTTGTTGCCTTGATTTGTACTGGTTCAGGCATTACATTATATTTTTTGGTATGCTCAACAATAAATTCTGCTACAGGTCGCAAACGTCGATCAAAGTTAGCAGGATTCATGATGTTCATGACGCGGGTATATAATTCCGCGTTAGTCACCATCATATCTAAAAATAATTTTTGTACATCAATGTTGTAGTCGTTTATCAAGTTGCTTCCTCTTTATTTCTAATTTAATTTTACTATTTGTTGCCGACTGCAAGATACTTAGTAGTGTTGGCAGTTTGCCGTATTTTATCACAGCATCATTTACGTCTTTTACATCATCGTCCCAATCTGGCAAACTAACATGAAAGCCCATATCCAATGCTTTGTTAATAATTTCTAATCCAGTTTTGTCTTGATCTGGCACAACGATAACCTTTTTATCTAACCAAGGCGGCGAGATATTACGTATTGTTTCTGCTTGTTGTTCGCTTATTGTATTGTGCATTAATGCACAACCATTTATGCTAAGTGCGTCGAATATGCCTTCAACTACGATACATACTTCCCATTCTGGCTTTTGTAAATCAACTCCAAACACATAACCAGTTTGCTGTTCATTAATAAACTTTGGTGTACAATCATCTAAGTACCTACTAGTATGACCTACTATTTTATTTTCATGTGTGTAGGGTATGATTACACGATTTGATTGTCGTCCTTCAGCGTCGGGACTACACATAAATGGATAGTCGCTTATATTGATCTTACGATTATTAAGATAATTGACATATGCTTCATGCTTAGGATTTTCTGTATCAATTAATTCAGCATCTAATGGTAACTGCAATTCATTAAATTTAACTAAGTTACGTTCCTTTTTTCGTTTTGCATAATCTAGCAAATCTTTATGTTGCAAACTTTGTAAATTATATCTATCAACATCATCTTTATCTAACCCACAATACGCCATTAACAAACGTGTGTTTTTAGTAAGGCTACGACCTAATATAAAATTGCTTTTGAAACCACAATTGAAACAGTGATAACTCCAATTGCTTCCATCAAACTTAATGCCACCTCGGCCGCGGCGATCAACTTTGTGCCCACGATACTGGCAACACACGGCGTTGAAACTGTGCCAACCGCTTTGTGTATATTTTTTTCTGCCTGGAATTAGTTGAAGAATATCAAACACTCATTAATTATAACAGAGTGTTGTGTAAAAACAAATACTATTGGTAATTTATCTTGCCAAAATATTGGTAACGACACCGGCGTTACTTGTGAATACCATTCTTACAAATGGATGAAAGCCATGAATTGTATAACCTTTAGTGGCTGTAGTATCCTCATAACTATCTGTGGTAATTGGATACCAATCAGTTAATTGTTGGTTACAAGTTCCTTCAATACTTACATCGCCGTTATAACCATCCAACTTAGTTTGTATTGTCAATACTGGGTTATCTTGTGTATTGATAATTGAACTATAGTAAGTGTTGGCGTTGGTTAATGGGTTGTTGGCATTTACATTAGGATCTAAGTTAGGAAATGGTTGTCCGGTCGGAATAGTCACAATTTGACTTGGTACGAAACTTGGTAGTACGCTATTGAGAATATTAATGTCACCACGTGCGCCTGCTGCTGGATCAACAAATACTGGATAGTCAAATTCACCCACTGGAATCTCTAAACTGTAATAACATTTTTGTGCTGGAATATCTTCTAGGTCTGCTGCGTTTAAGTAAAGATATGCTAAGCCTGTTAATGGTAATTCAAGTGTCAATGCTTTGTTGATCAGCACTTCTGTACCATTATAATTGATAATACGACAAGTAATACTCTTACCTGTGATATCTACGGGCTTTTGTTCTTGATTTAAGAACTGAAATTGTATTTTATTATCTACACCTTTGTGTAGATTTAAGTTTTTAGCATATACTGGCATAAAGGCCCTCGGACTGTTTCCTGATAGTAGAACAA